CACGGCTTCAGCGTCATGTATGGCGCGCCCGGTACTGGTAAATCGTTCTTGGCGATTGATATGGCACTGTCTATGGCCAATGGCGTGCCGTGGCAGGGCAGGGCTACGCGAAAAGGCGCAGTCTTGTATATCGCTGGCGAGGGTGTTGGCGGTCTTGGCAAGCGTGTGAAGGCGTGGAAACTCCACAGAAATGTGTACACACGCGGCGATCTGGTGGTGCTGCCGACTGCGGTAAACTTTCGAGATGACGAAGATGTGGCGAAGTTAATGCGAACAATGGACACAATAGAACGGCAATTTAGTTGTGTCGGGGTCGATACCGTGGCGCGTGCGCTTTTGGGCGGTGAAGAAAACAGCGCAACCGATATGGGTTTGTTCGTTGCCGCGTGTGATGCCATCAAGCATCACTGCGGATGTGGCCTGTTGGCTATCCACCACGCGGGTAAGGACGCATCGAGGGGCATGAATAGTATGCGTGGCTCAAGCGCATTGGCTGGCGCGGCTGATACCGTACTGGCGGTGACGAAGGCCGAAGAAACCGTCACAATGGGTATGGACAAGCAGAAAGACGCTGATCCAATCGAGCAGATGACCTTCGAGATGGTGAACATCGGCATGATTGGCGACACATCTGTGGTCATGAAACAGCACCGAGCCGAACCCGAAAAGAAGCGTCCGAGACTGTCACCACGGCAGGCAGATGCGCTTCGCGTACTGCAAAATATGCTCATTGACACACGCGAAAAGCAGGTGCGGATCACCGCTTGGCAGGACGAACACAAGCGTCAATTCCCAGATTTGTCGCCCGGCAACCGCCGTGATGCGAGAAATGCCCTGTGTGATAAGCGTGTGATCGTGCAGGCAGATGGGAATGTATGGATTTCAAGGGATTAGGGATGATGGATCACACGAAATCACACGCAATCACACGATATATCACACGCGGTGATGTGCGTGTGTGTGATGTGATGATCCCTAAGGATCACATCACATTCATCACACGGTCGCATATGAGGGTAAAATGGTAAGATCAAAGAGAGTAAAAACTGCTGATAGAGGTGTGACGCAACACATGAGGCGACAAGACCAGCGTCTTAATCAGATACAGTATGAACGCATACAATCTGCATTGGTGGAACACGACAAGGCGGTTTATCAGTATGAGCAGAAATGGGGCATTGAGAGATTGCAGGAATTGGTGTCGCCAGAACTGCGCGAGAGGTTCTACCAACAGCGCGATAAACTGAACGCGGCAATCGACAGCAATGACGGCAAAGAGGTGCAGAAACAGGTGCAGGTCAGCATCAGAGCGTATGCGGCACTGGAGAAGGCTGCCATTGCGAATGGTGAGCAACCGCTGACAGGTGAGCATTGGGAACATCCAATGCCATCGGGTAAGGTGCTGGCTATTACCAAGACGCACGCCGAAGCAGGCAAGGTGGCGAGAGACAACCGCGAGATGGTGGTGTATTGTTTAGATGAAATCGCAAACATTCTTGACGCCAAGCAAAGCGAACTCGCCAAGCGCGTTGAAGAAATCAAATCAATCTTTCCCGGCGCAGAGGTTACCAGCGTCACACCAATCAAAAAGCAAGAGGTATTCATAGATGACGAAATCCCATTCTGAGTTTAAGCGGCCTTGGTCTGTCATGCCGATGCGTGCGTTCAAGGATCGTGAGTTGAAAGAGCGTGAGTTTCGCGTTCTGGGCGCGCTGTGTTGCTATACGAACAAGGCTGGTGTGTGTTGGCCTTCGATGGACACACTGTGCGATGTGACAGGCTATGCCGAGCGAAAGAGCATCCACGAAGCAATGAAGCGACTGAAGGCGAAGAAATACGTTCGGCAGTTAAATCCGAAGGACTATCAAGCAGGCGCGCTTGGCTGGAAAAGCAATCGGTATCAGGTGCTGTGGACAGGAAAAGAGCCAGTGCCATCGCTTGAGGACATACACATTGCGAAACCGCTACAGCCTATCGTGGATCAGGAAGACGTACCTGTGAAAGAAATAGGGGGTGTGGGGGATGTAGAACGTCAATCACATATACTCACACACACATACTTGCACGCGATCCAGCAGGCGACCGGGCAGGTCAAGTTGTTCGACAACGAGGTAGCACACGCGCGCAAGATCGCGCTGGCTGAGAAGACTGCTGAGGATGTGCGTGCGGCTACGCTGGCGGCGGCTGATGAAGCCCTGAAGCGCAGGGCAGGCGTACCTTCGCTCTATGATGTAGCGGTGTATATGCGCGTTGTACAATAAATGAACGGTGGTTTGCTTTTGTACAGCGCAGATCAACGCAATGTCCTGCCACAGCAAAAGGCGACCCCTTGCCCCCCGCCCCCGCGACTACCGATATGGGGGTGTCACACAAAATTTTTGCACCAACTGGAGATTGGAAATGGATAGATACGAAATTTTAGAAGCAGCGCGTGATGCTGTTACAGACCGCGGTGAGGATTATGGAGATGCGCGCGATAATTTTGAGCGCATTGCCGCGTTATGGACGTACCTGCTGGGGGTTGATGTGCAACCGCATCAGGTTTCTGCTATGATGATTGCGGTGAAACTTGCGCGCCTGTGTAATGAACCGAAGCATTTGGACAGTATGGTTGATATTGCAGGTTATGCGGCTTTATGGAGTGAGTGTCTTGACGAAGAAACCCCTGACAACCCGGCAGGCTAGGGCTGGTTTAGCCAACCCTGACGCTGACAAGCGCGAGGCGGTCGTGCAGGAACTTGAGGCTATTGGTGCTGGCGAGATCACTGATGTGATCCGCTGGACTGATATGGGCGAGGTTTTGTTGGTAGGATCGGATCAATTGAATGATCGCGCCCGGCGTGCGATTAAGAAGGTGAAGGTCACGCCCAACGCACACGGCAATAGCATTGAGGTTGAGATGCACGACAAGTTATCGGCGTTGCGGCTCTTGGCGAAGCATCGCGGGTTTCTTGAGCCGAATAGTGACGATCAGCGGCCTAGCATGATTGGGATTAACGTGACCGGGCCGAAGGTCACAACGTATGAGGTTAAGGACGATGGCGACAGTGATTAACTTTCCTAGTCGTCATTTTGTGCGCTTCTTCTCTGATCCTATCATGTGTGATACCTGCGGTCACGACACGCCCGGCTATGTTTATGAGGGTTCGGGCATGATTGTCTGTCATGTGTGTGGCGATGTTATGTTGCACCTAGAGACAGAGAAACACATTGTGATGGTATTCGAGGATGACGATGGCACGATCCAGTAATGCAACCGATAGGTCAACACGGCGGCGCAAGCAGAAGGGGCTTGAGGCGTTAGAGGGGTTGAGCCTTGATTTTTCAGAAAGTCCAACGGTATGGGATTTTTTAAACGACAATTCATTCGTGCGTGGCCTAATGGGGCCAGTTGGTTCAGGCAAGACTTATGCCTCACTTGCGGAAGTGATGTTGAGGGCTGTGAAGCAACCGCCTTCACCTGTGGACAACACGCGCTATTCCAGATTTGCAGTGATACGAAATTCCTACCCGGAATTGAGGACGACCACGATCAAGACTTGGCAGGAGATATTTCCTGAGAATGTGTGGGGTCAGATGCGCTGGTCGCCACCGATCACCCATCACATCAAGTTGCCGCCCCGGGATGGGGCGGCTGGCCTTGATTGTGAGGTGATCTTTCTGGCTCTCGATCAGCCGAAGGATGTGCGGAAGTTGCTATCGCTTGAACTGACAGGCGGGTTTATTGATGAAGCGCGTGAACTGCCAAAGGCGGTGGTTGATGGCTTGACATCGCGTGTGGGTCGTTATCCGACCAAGCGACACGGTGGTTGCCCTTGGCGCGGTGTGTGGATGTCCACCAACCCGATGGATAGTGATCACTGGTGGCCTAACCTTGCGGAGAAAAACCCGATCAAGGGCAAGTACCCTTGGAAGTTTTACAAGCAACCGGGCGGTGTGATCGAGGCGACCAAAGAGCATGACGACACGATCTATGCCGCCAGCAAGCATTGGATACAAAACCCGAAGGCTGAGAACATCAATAATCTGCCGCCCGGTTATTATGAACAGCAGTTGGCTGGCAAGACGCTGGATTGGATTTCATGCTATGCGGCGGCTAAGTATGTCTATGTGCAGGACGGTAAACCAGTATGGCATGAATTTACCGACACGCTGATGTCTGATGATCTGGAGATCGAGAAGGGTATGCCAGTGCATATCGGGCTTGACTTTGGTTTAACGCCTGCGGCTGTGTTTGGGCAGAAGATGCCGAATGGTCGCTGGCACGTTGTGCATGAATTGGTGGCGTTTGATATGGGGCTTGAACGGTTCTGTCATCACCTGCTTGCGGATATTGAGACACACTTTCCCGGCAGTGAAGTATTTATCTGGGGTGACCCGGCTGGCGTAAAGCGCGATGAAATCTTCGAGGTGACCGCGTTTGAGCATATGCAAACGCTTGGCTTGCGCGCTCAACCGACCGCATCGAATGATTTTATGGTGCGGCGCGAGGCTGGTGCTATGCCGATGAATAGGTTGATTGATGGCAAGCCGGGCTTGCTGGTTGATCGTTCATGTTCAAGGGTGCGTAAATCTTTGGCTGGTGGCTATCACTTTAAGCGTGTCGCTATGGGTGGTGGTCAGGAACGGTTTAGAGATGCGCCTAATAAAAACGAACATTCGCACGTTGGCGATGCGTATGGCTATCTGATGCTTGGCGGCGGTGAGCATAGGTCGCTGACGCGCAACAGTGTGGGTCGCCAGCAGTTTAAACAGTTTACTGCGGCCAGTGATTTTAGCGTCTTCTAAAAGAAAGCCCCGCCGAAGCGGGGCAAGTTTGGGAGGATAAATCATGAAAAAACATGATGAACCTAATTATAGGCCAATGAACGATGCAGTCAATACTAACTAACAAGAAAGTCTCGCTTGTGCCGTTTCATTGGGCGCACGTTAAGATGATGGAATTGCGGCCATTTGATGACAATCTTGTGAAGACAATGCCACATTTTGATGAACGCTTGCAGTATTACCAGCAAGAGGGCGGCATGACTGCGGTATCCAGTGGCAAGATTGCGTGTTGCTTTGGTGCTGTACCCTTGTGGCCGGGCGTGGCGGAGTGCTGGCTGATCACCGCATATCAAGTTGAGCGCACACCGATAACGCTAACGCGGTCAGCAATGCGGTATTTCGATCAGTGTGCTATCGACATGAAATTGCACCGATTGCAGATCACAGTTGATAGCCGCAATGTGCTTGCAATGCGGTGGGCAGTTGGGTTAAAATTCGGAGCAGAAGGCACGTTGCGGCAGTATGGCCACGACAAGTCAGACCACGTTTTATTCGCAAAGGTTTATTGATGGGCGCACTATTTAAAACACCGAAAGCACCAGCACCTGACCCTGAGTTAAAGGCGGCGCAGGAGCGTCAAGAGGAACGTCTTGAGGCGCAAGAACGTGAGAAGATGGCCGCTATTTCAGCGCGCCAGCGTGCGCGCCGGATTGGTGGTCAGCGTTTGCTGTTGTCATCGGAGCGTGATGTGCCGCAGTTGGGTATTCAGCAAGATAAGTTAGGATCGTAATATGGGCGGTGCAGTAAAGGCAGTATCTAAGGCTATTGGTGGCGGCAAGAAAGCCGCGCCAAAACCTGCGGTTCAGGTAGTGGCGGAGCGTGTTGCTCCTAAGAAGGTATCACGCGCGGAGCGTGTGGCGGCATCTCGTATGCGCGCACGACCACGCGGTATGCGTTCACTGCTTGGTGGTGGTCGCACCGAGGCTGGTACGATTGAAGAAGAACAGCAAACATTGGGGTCAGGCTAATGGGTTACGGCAAGAAAAAAGGCGGTAAAAAGAAATGAGCAAGAAAAAAGAAGTGTGGGATAAGAAGCGTCCCAAGTCTATTGGCAAGCCAAAGTCTTTAACGTCAGCGCAGAAGCGTAGCGCAATGCGTGCCGCTAAGAAGGCAGGCCGACCATATCCAAACCTTATTGATAACATGAGAGCCGCGCGTGCCTAAGAAAGAGTACCAAAACCCGAAGGGTGGGCTGAACCAAAAGGGGCGTGATTATTACAAGCGCACCGAAGGCTCGAACCTAAAACGGCCAGTGCCGAAGGGTACAAACCCGCGCCGCGTAAAATTCGCCGCGCGCTTTTCTGGCATGAAAGGCCCGGAGAAAAAGCCTGATGGCACACCCACACGCTTGGGCTTGGCACTAAAAAGGTGGGGTTTCCGATCAAAAGAAAGCGCGCGCAACTTTGCGGATAGGAACAAAAAATCATGAGCAAGTTATCTGCTGAACAAATCATGAAACGTCATGAAATGGCGCAAAGACGCAAGGACAACTGGCGTCAGATTTATGAAGATTGCTATGAGTTTGCGTTGCCACAGCGTAACCTATACGATGGCTACTATGAGGGTGGGGGATCGCCCGGCCAGAATAAAATGGTTCGCGTGTTTGATAGTACCGCCATCAACGCCACACAGCGATTTGCAAACCGCATCCAATCTGGTTTGTTCCCGCCGTATGGCAACTGGTGTCGCTTAGAGCCGGGTGCAGATATTCCGGCAGATCGCGCTATCGAGGCGCAGGCCGCGCTCGATGTTTACTCCGAAAAGATGTTTGACGTATTGCGTCAGTCTAACTTTGATCTGGCTATGGGTGAGTTTCTGCTTGACCTAGCCGTTGGCACAGCCGTGATGCTGGTACAGCCGGGCGATGAAATCACACCTATTCGCTTTGAGGCAGTGCCGCAGTATTTGGTTTGCATCGAAGAAGGCGCAAACGGCAAGGTCGATAATGTATATCGCCGTATGCGTATCAAGGGCGAGGCTATCACACAGCACTGGCCTGACGCGGAAATCCCACCGCGCTTGGCGCAGATGATTGAAGACAAGCCAACCGAAGAAGTTGATCTGATTGAGGCGACCATCTATGACCCTGAGATGGGGCAGTATTGCTATCATGTGATCTGGCCGGATGGCAAAGACGAACTGCTGAAGCGGTACATGAAATCATCACCGTGGATCGTGGCACGCTACAGCAAGGTCGCTGGTGAGGTGTATGGCCGTGGCCCATTGGTCACCGCTATCCCAGACATCAAGACGCTAAACAAGACACTTGAGTTGTTGTTGAAGAACGCGAGCCTGTCTATTGCTGGCGTATATACAGCCGCAGATGATGGCGTATTGAACCCACAGACCATTCGCATTGCGCCGGGCGCAGTTATCCCTGTGGCGCGTAATGGTGGGCCGCAGGGCGAAAGCCTGCGGATGTTGCCACGCTCTGGTGACTTTAACGTCAGCCAGATCGTGATCAACGACCTGCGTATGAACATCAAGAAGATTCTGTTGGACGATACCCTGCCGCCAGACAATATGTCAGCGCGGTCAGCAACCGAGGTTGCGGAGCGCATGAAAGAACTGGCGCAGAACTTGGGGTCAGCGTTTGGTCGCTTGATTACTGAGACAATGTTGCCGCTGGTTGCGCGCATCCTGTATGTAATGGATGAACGTGGCTTGATCGAACTGCCGCTGAAGGTCAATGGCCTTGAGGTTAAGGTCAGCCCGGTCAGCCCGATTGCACAAGCGCAGAACTTGGGCGACATCGAAAAGATCATGAATTGGGTGCAGTTGTCTGCTGGCCTTGGTATGGATGGCCAGATGGCGGTACGCACCGCATCTATCTCTGATTATGTTGCCGATAAGTGGGGTGTCCCAGCCGAACTACGCACCACGCCTGCTGAACGACAGCAGATGATGGAGCAGGCACAGCAAGCCGCGATGATGGCGGCACAGGCGCAGGGCGCACCAGTAGAAGGGGAATAGCATGAATGTTGAGGGATGGGACGGTCTTAGAACCGTAGAGCCTGAAGTACGTCAAACCAATGAGGAACATCGCGATGATATTGATCGGCTATACCTCAGAGTATTCGCCAGTGAGGATGGGCAGAAACTACATGAACATCTGCGCTCACTGACGATAGAGCAACCCACTTGGTATCCGGGTGAAGATGCTTCACACGGTTATGCTAGGGAGGGTCAAAATTCACTTGTTCGAGAAATCGAACGCAGAATAATGAGGGCAAGAAACCTATGAATGAAACTGAAGGGCTGTTGGCCGATGCCGCTGTCGCAGAAGACAATGACACCGATAACCAACAGCAACAGGAATCAAACATTTCTCACCTTGACCCGGCAGACCAGCCGGATCAGCAAATGGCATCAGGCGATGCCTCTGACAATGATGAGCCAGTTGATAGGCCAGATTGGTATCCAGAAAAATTCTGGAGTGACGATGGGCCAGACGTAGAAAAACTGGCTAAGTCATATGGCGAACTGCAAAAAAAGTTTTCGCAGGGCAAGCACAAAGCCCCAGATGAATACGATGTCAGTGTATTCAATGACTCAAACATCCCCGAAGACGATGAGCTATTTAACACATACCGCGATTGGGCTAAGGAAAACGGCATCAGTCAGGATGCGTTTGAGCAGTTAGCAGGCAAGTTTA